TATGGAAGGAGAATTTTATACCCCAACTGAATGGGTTAATGAGGCGCATAAAATGATTGAGGAACAGTTTGGTTTAGATTGGAAAGAAAAGTATGTGGTATGGGATCCTGCATGGGGGACTGGAAACTTAACAAGAGATTATAAATTTAAAGAATTATACTGCTCTACTATAAATCATGGAGATCTTCAAACAGGACAACATTATAATCCAGAGGCAGTTAAATTTCAATATGATTTTTTAAATGATGATATAGTTATGGAGGGATTATTATTAATTGATAATCTTAAAATGCCGGTCGGTTTAATTAAAGCATTAAAACAAAATAAACCAATTATTATTTTTATGAATCCACCATATGGTCAAGGAACTTCAACTGAAGCTATGCAAGGTAAAATTTCTACTAAAGAAAATTCTAGAGCTTTTATTGCATCGACTAAAATTGGAAAATTAATGAATTTTGATAAAATGGGTAGGGGGTCTGCACAATTATCATCTCAATTTTTATATAGAATAAAATTGTTAAAAAATAATTATAAATCAAACAATTTAAATATATGTTGTTTTACTAGTCCTATATTTTTAACAGGATCTTCTTATGAAAATTTTAGAGATATGTATTTGAATACATTTGAATATATGAAAGGATTTTTATTAAAGTCTGGTTCTTTTTCTAATGTTTCTAGTAGATGGGGGATTTTATTTAGTGTGTGGAAATCTGGTATTACATTAAATAAAAAAAATTTTGTACTTAATGTAATGGAAACAGATGATAAAACTATTCCGAGAATTATGGGTGAGAAAACTATTTATAATATTTCTAACAAAGAAACAGCAACATTTTGGTTAAAAAGAAATATGATCGGTTTAGGTAAAAAAATAATAACTCCAACTTTATCTAGTGCATTAAAAATAAGGGATAAAGATACAAGAGATAGAAAAAATTATTTGGACCGTAGAAGTATTCTCGTTGAAGGATCTATCGGATACTTTTTTAACACTTCTAATTCAATAATGGAAAATATTAAAGGAGTTGGTTTATTTAGTTCTTCTTTCTCGGTATATCATGGTGTTTCTATAATTCCAGAAAAAAATTTTTTAGAAACCATGTCTTTATTTACAGCACGAAAATCAATTGTTGAAACATGGATTAATCAAAAAGATATATATATGTTTCCAAATGATAAACATCCAGAATATCCTCAATGGAATATTGATTGTATAATATATTCTTTATTTAATAATGCATCACACCAATCATCATTAAGAAAAATTATTTATCATGAAAAATTTTGGGATATAAAAAATGAATTTTTCTGGATGGCCAAAGAGCAAATGACTATATTAGCAAGTTCTGCAGAAAATGGATTTGATGAATTATATCATGATGCAACTGGAGATCATGATAGATTTGTTTATAACGAAATTCAAAAAATCTACAATGATCCAAATCAACAATTTTCTCCAGACGCTGAAGCTGTTTTAAGTAGAGCTAGAGAACTTGTTATTGAATCATTTAAGTATCGTAATTTAATACATCAAACAAATCCAGAGTATCATCTAAATGCTTGGGATGCTGGCTGGTATCAAATCAAAAAGGTTCTTGAAAAATATTTCAAGGATGATTTAAAAGAGTTTAATGTCCTCTATAAAAAATTTGAGGATAGAATGAGGGAAGGAGTCTATAAATTTGGCTTCTTAAAATAACGATAAATAATGGCTCTATAGCTATTAAACCATAGAGCCATTACTTGTTTAAGGAGGGTTACAATATAAACATGTCCTGTAACCAATCAAAGAGCTAGTATAGATTCTTAGGCGCCTTTGAATGTTTTAAGATTATACCAATAAGAGAATCTACTGCTCTAGTATAACCAGTTTGAAGAAGTAGTAAAATTCAGAAACATAATATATATAAAAGGGACATAACTCCCTATTTAATATATGTTCTTATATAATATTAAATTAACACACCTTTTGAAACACATTTAGTATTAACTTTCTTAATTCTTTTATTAGAAGTTTTCATAATATTTTTAGAATCATTATTACTCTTATAGTATCTTAATAAAGCTATTAAATCTCTTCTTCCATTATAGGTTAATGGTATATGATGTTCAGGTACACCAATATTAATAAGTTTATTAAAATACTTGGCAAACATATTATTTTTAAATACTTCACGACCTTCATCATATTTCAATTGAAAATCTTTACAAGCATCACAATCCCAATTATGTAATTTAATCATAGACTTCTTTTTCTTATATCTTACAACAGGTAAATTCTGAGATTTCAATAAACTCTTTCTCATTCTTTCAATTCTAGCAGGATTATTATTATACGATTCTTTAATAACATTAGATCTATAGTTTGAATATTCAATACAATCTCTCATATTCTCTGAACAACATGGATCATAACCTCTAACAAAATAATGAGCTAATGAACCACAGAATATACAGGTTAATTCATTATTATTCAATTGAGCTATTAATAATTTATTGGCATCTTTTAAAGGGGTACGACGTTTAATTTTTCTATGACCTTCAGCTAGGTTTCTTTGATACCCTTCACATCCATATACTCTAGTTGAACAACAATATCTTTCAGTAGTTGGAAAAAAATGTATAGCTAATTCACCACATCCATATTCACAATGTTGATTAAACGGTATCTCTTTCATGATATATCTCCTTATATTGATTTAATAGTTTGTTCTATTTATTTATAGAGATTGGTTATATTTTTAATAGATTTTCACACTTTCAAATACCGAACATAAATATAAATAGACTCATTATTAATAAAATTAGGGTTGTTAGTTATATTGCTTAATTTAATTAAGTATAAATATGATTTAGCTGAATATTATTAAGTGAAATGGTTATTTTGCCTAATATTATAAAGGAGGGTTGTTTTGACGGATATATCGTTTAAAAACGCGGAAGATACGGGTATAAGTATAAATAATCAAGGTGTTATGCGTGATAAGACAACGGGAAAGTTTTTAAAAGGGTCAGCTTATGTTCCTGGTTCAGGTAGACCAAAAGGTGATGGATTTAAAGATAGACTGAATGAACTAGTTGGTGCTGATAAAAGAGAGATAGCTTTACTATTAGCTGAAATTGCATTTGATCTTGATGCAGCAAATGGAAAAAAGAAAAGATATAATAGATGGACTAACGACCAAAGAATGAAAGCTTTAGAAATGATACTTAAATATTCAGAAAAACTACCAGCACAAGAAATCAATGGTCATTTAGAGATTAAAAGTATTAATGTTGAAGTTAAGTTACCCGGTGATATTAATATAGATGATTTATAAGAGATAACATGGAAATCAATATAGACTTAAGTAGACTTGATGATGTTGTATTAAAACATTTCAAAGCACTTTTATTTGATCGAAAGAGATTTTTAGTTTTACGTGGTGGTTCTGGTAGTGGTAAATCAATATTTGCAGTACAGAAGTTTCTATTGAGAATATTAACTGGATACAAAACTAAAAAGATACATAAGATTTTAGTTTTAATGAAAACAGCTAGTTCAATGAGAGAAACTGTACATGCTGAATTTAAGAGAATGATTATTAGTTGGGGTATGAAAGATTTAGTTACTATTAATAAATCTACAATGACTATAGAATTCAATAATGGTTCTCAAATATTATTCATGGGAGTAGATGATCCAGAAAAACTGAAATCTATAGTTGGTATAACATCTATTTATATAGAAGAAGCATCACGTATAACATTAAATGATTTTGAAGTAGTATTAACTCGACTACGTGGTGTTATGAATACATATGCTCAAATAGTTATGGCATTTAATCCAGTATCTAAATTAAATTGGTTATACAACTATTTTTATGCAAATCCAAAGAAAAATACTACTTTACATAAATCTGTATTAGCTGATAACTATTTGCTTAATGATCAAGACTACAAAGATTCAATAGAAGCTTTTAAAGATACAAATATTAATAAATACAACACATATTGGCTTGGAGAATGGGGATCTTTAGAAGGTGCAGTCTATGAGAATTTTGATATACTAGATAAGTTCCCAGATTCATTCAATGATGTAATGTATGGTCTAGATTTTGGATACAATGTACCATCAGGTTTAGTTAAGATTTCAGAAAAAGATGATGAGTTTTATATTGAAGAGATGTTATACAAACCTAAGCTAACCAACACAGATTTAATTGAACAATTGAAAAATATAATTCCACTAGAAGAACGTAGAAAGAAGTATATTTATTGTGATTGTGCTGAACCTGCTAGAATTGAAGAGATTAAGAAAGCTGGATTTATAGCAAAGACTGCAAAGAAATCAGTTACTGATGGTATTGATTTTGTACGGTCAAAGAAAATTCATCTACATAAAAACTCATATAACTTAATAAATGAATTTGAAGGTTATGTATATAAAACTGACAAAGAGGGTAATTCATTAGAGGAGCCATTGAAGATAGATGACCATTTAGTTGATGGTGTAAGATATTCAATGTATACGCATTACAATAAACGTGCAAAAATGTTGATGCCTAGCTTATCAGCATATCAATAAGGGAATATATATGAATATATTAACAGGTATCAAAAACTTTTTTGTTACTCCTACAAATGTTGACGTTGAAGTCAAGCATAGTCAGGCAGCAACACAAAATTATTTTTCACAAATTTTCTATGATTCATTGTATGGTAATGGTAGTGTTACCACTCAACAAGCATTTAATTACTATAAAGAAAATGCAGCATTAGCTACTGCCGTGGATAAGATTTCAAATGCGGTTGAACACATAACACCTGTTTTAAAAGTTGATGATGAATATATAACTTCCCATGAAATTTTGAAGTTACTACAATCACCTAATGGATTTAATGACTACAAAGAATTTATTGGAAGTTATTCAAGATTCTATTTATTAACACATAATAGTTATGTTATATCATTAGGTAACTATAAATATCCATCTCTTGAATTATATGCTATCAATCCAAACAATGTATCTATTATACCGAACCAAGATTCGTATCCACAATTTTATAATATTAATAATACTATTGCTAACGGAAATTATAATAGAACTATTGGAAAACGTGGAGAGATTACTAGATTTATAAATCAAAACGGTATGGCAGAACTATATCATTTAATGGGGTTCACATCTCAAGGTAATAACATTCAAGCTGATAGTCCATTAAATAGTATCATGGGAGAAATTAGAGCTTTAATCAAGGGTAATGAGCATAATATTTCAATTCTTGATAATAGTGTTAATCCTAGTCTATTAATAAACTATAACGATAATCCATCTCAAGAAGAATTGGATGCTAGGGTCAAACAATTTGCTGAAAATAAACAAGGGGCAAAGAAAGCAGGGTTACCACTATTCACATCATCGGATGGAAAAGAAAGTGGTGTTACCGTAACAAATTTTGGTGTATCTAATAAAGATATGGATTATGTTAATTTAAATGAGAAAGCTAGTGAAGCTATTTATAGTAAATATAATATACCATTACCTCTAGTAACATTAAAAGCTAGTACGTATAATAATATTGAAAATGCTATAGTAGATTTTTATGAGAATACAGTAACACCACATTTAAATACATTACTTTCAGGGTTATCTAAATTATTGATACCTAAATATAAAGATTTAACAAATAAAAAAGTTAGTATTACATTTATTGAAAGTGATGTTAAATCATTAATGGCAAGTAAGATAAAAGATTTAAAAGAAAGAGCTTCTATTGGTATTGAAACTATTAATGAGCTTCGGGAACTATTACCTAGTAGAGAAGATATAGAAGTAGGTAATGATTTATCAGGTGCTAAAACTACTATTTCAGCTGATAAATCTAATAGTTCTGAGATTATAAAAGACACAGTTCAAAATACCGAACAAAATATAAATTAATGGAGATACCACTATGGATCTTGAGAAAAACTATTTAAGTTTTGATATTAAAGCTTTAGATGATACACCAGACTATCATGTATTTGAGGGTTATGCTAGTGTATTTAATAATAAGGACTATGGTAATGATATCATGTTACCAGGTTCATTTCAAAAAACCTTACAGAGTGGACATAAGGTTAAGATTCTTTGGCAACATAAAATGGATTCACCATTAGGTATACCATCTGAATTACGTGAAGATGATAAAGGGTTATATATAAAAGGATTATTACCTAAAACAGATTCTTTTGTTAGAGATAGAGTGTTTCCACAAATGAAAGCTGGGTCACTTGAAATGTCTATTGGTTATACGGTTAATGAAAGAGAATACAAAGATGATGTTAGATATATAAAAGATGTTAATTTATTTGAAATATCTTTAGTATCCATAGGTGCCAATAATCAAGCTCAAATATCATCTTTCAAATCAATAGATATAGATACTATAAAAGATATGAATGAAAGAGATATGGAAAAGATGTTTAAAACAGGTTTTATAGCTTCTAATAAGACTGCAAAACTATTAGTAGCTGCAGTAAAGAATATAGACAATCGACGTGATGTTGATGATTTAAAACGACGTGATGTTGTCTCTGAGCAAATGAAAGATATAACTTTAAAATCAATTAGTGATACATTTAAAAAACTACAAAATAAATATTCAAAATAAGAGGTAACAATCATGGCAGACGAGACCAAAACAATTGAGTTGTTCAAAGACATTACTCAAGCAGTTGAAACTATGGATAAAGTAATCGGCGAATCTAAAGGTCGATTAGATGTACTTGAAAATGATGTTGTTAAGAAAGCTAGTGAAGTAGCATCTAAAGCAGTTGAATCTATTCAGGCTCTTGAAATTCAGGTAAAAGCTCAAGATGAACGTCAGAAAGATTTAGAGTTACAATTATCTAAAAAATCTGATAACGGTATTGATGATGAAATTAATAAGCAGTATGCAAAAGAATTAAATGCATACTTAAGAAAAAATATAATTCCATCTAGTGAAATAATTGAGAAAGCAGCTACTATGCTTGTTGAGACTAAAACTTTTGCTGCTACCAATGATTTAAGTATCAAAGAAGTAAAAGAGATGGTATCTAGTTCTAATGCTGATGGTGGATTCTTCATTACTCCTCAATTGATGCCTGGTATGATTAAAAGATTGTATGAGACTTCTCCAGTACGATCTGTTTCTAATATTCAATCATCTACTAGCACTACTTTTGAGGTTATTCTTGACGATGATGAATCAGCATGTGGTTGGATAGCTGAAACTGCAGCTAGACCAAATACTGATACTTCTCAAATTGGGAAAGTTATCATAACTCTTCATGAGATTTATGCTAATCCAAGAGCTTCACAGAAGATGCTTGACAATGCAGGTTTCAATCTTGAAATGTTTATAACTGATAAAGCTATAGATAAGATTTCTAGAACTGAAAATAGTGCATTTGTAATTGGTGATGGTGGTGTAAAACCAAAAGGTTTCATGGGGTATACAGCATGGGCAGCAGCTGGTGTATATGAGAGAGATAAGGTAGAACAGATAACAGGTACAGATGTTGCTAATGATAAGATTGTAGCTGATGATCTTATTACTCTTCAAAATACTTTACTTGATCCTTATCAACCAGGTGCAGTATTTGCTATGAATCGTAGTACTTTTGCAGCAGCTATGGCATTGGTTGGTACTGATGGTCATTATCTTTTAGATCGACAAATGTTATTGAAAGGTGCAGCTAGAATCTTACTTGGTTCTCCAGTAGTTATTATGTCTGATATAGCTGATCTTGCTACTGATTCACTTTCAGTTGCTTATGGTAACTTTAAGAATGGTTATACTATTGTTGATGGTATTGGATTTAGAGTTCTTAGAGATCCTTATTCAGCTAAACCTTATGTTCAGTTTTATACTACTAAAAATGTTGGTGGAGCTGTTACTGATTTCTCTGCTATCAAAATTCTCAAGAGTGGTACTTTAACTTAATATATAATTAATAATATAGTGGGTTTGAAATATAACCCACTATTAAATTAAGAGGAATTAAAAATGCCAACAACTGAAAAAGCTAGTTCACAAAAAGTAATATTATTAGCTAATACAGCTATAACAACTGCTACTGATACATATTCTGAAATCATAGATACAGTAGATTATGATTTAGGTATATATTTTATTATGGGAGCAACATTATTTGATTCTACCGGTGATATAACTTTTGTTATTGAAGAAGGTGATGAAAGTGATATGTCTGATGCAACCGTAGTAGATGATATTAACTTAATATATAAAAGTGCAACCATATTAGAAGATGCAAATGTTGATGGTGCTAACATGGTTCATGAAGGTTGTACAAATACTAAACGTTACTTAAGAGTAGCAATGACTACTACAGAAACTATAACTTCAATAACACCATTAGTTGTAGCTATTGTTAATCCAGAAACTTTGCCTACTGCTAAATAAATAAAAGGGTATTAATATGGCAGACTATGGTTTAGTATCGCTTAGAGAAGTTAAACAATTCTATTTTTCAAATGATACCAATAGTAAGACACAGGATGATGATTTACTAGAAGTATTAATAGATAGAATTACTACACAATTTATTAATTATTGTGGTGTTACTTCTTTCTTTGCCAATGACTATATTGAATATTATGATACATGTGGTTCATTAATAGTATCAAAGAATAGTCCTATTAATACTATAACATTTATATACAATGATCCTGATTGGAATTGGAATAATGATAGTTTAATAGATTCAGCAGATTATAAAGTATTTCATGACAAACAAATAGTATTTAAGTATGGTTTTTCAAAATCTATTGGAAGTTTTAAATTAAGTTATAATGCAGGGTATGATGTTATACCAGGTGATTTAAAACATGCATGTATAAAAGAAGTAGCTAGAGAATATAAACATCGTAAAGATTTTGATATAGTTTCAGGTAATAAAGAAGAATCAGGTTCAAGTGAATCCAATACGTATCTTGAAAATGGTTTAATGAAATCAACATTACAAATACTATCAAAGTATAAAACTTTACGGGTGTTTTAATGTTAGATATTAAATTCAAAATAACCAATAAAAAAGATGTTGATAAATTCCCAAAAAGATTTAAGGAAGCTATAGTACCTTCTTTTAATAAGGTTATGGAAGAAGCGTTATCAATTTCAAAGAAAAAGTATTTCAAGACAGGTGGTAGTGTTTCTAGTAAAATATTAACATCTAGAACAGGTAACTTAAAAAATTCAATTTCATCTAAAGTAGAAAGTAAAGGAAGTAAAGTATACGGGTATCTATTATCAGGTTTAGATTATTCAGGAACACATGAGTTTGGTAATCCAGTAAAGAATATAAAAGCTAGACCATTCTTACAACCAGCTATAAATAATGTTATTGAAAGTGGTTATATGGAGCAACATGTTCTAGATCAAATTGAAAAAAATACTCGGTGGTAATAAATGACTACTTTAGGAACAAGACTAGATATTCTTGATCAATTAAAAGTTGATTTAAGAAAGATTACTGTAGCTAATAACTATAAAACTGATGTAGCTGAAATTAAGCTAGGTGCATTAACATCAAAGTCTTTTGAAAATCAATTACCAGGTATTGGATTCTGGGCAGGTTTAGATACTTTAGTTGAAGATTTATATGGTGGCAAACCATTAAGGAATTTAAGTTTTATTATCTATGGTTTTTTAGATGTAGACAAAGAAATTGAAAATGAAACTAGGATACTTGAATTTGTTTTAGATGTTGAGAAGTTCTTATATTCAAATGATAATACTTTTTACAAAGATACAGCTATTGAAGAGACATCATTCTCAATAGAGAGTTTTATTATTCTATTCAATATTAATTATATTCAAACAGACTTTATTTAAGGGAGTACTATTATGGGTGATGTAATTCGTGGTAAAAATGGTTCTATCAAGAAAGGTGCAGTAACTATAGCTTTCATGAAAACATGGTCATTGAGTTCGACTATGGGAACTGAAACTTTCAAATATTATGGAAGTGATGGTGAACATGTTTTAGCTAATATATTATCATGATCATTTAGTTGTGATGGTTATATGTCTGATAGTGATACTACTGGACAATTAGCTCTTGAAACTGCACATTTAGCTGGTACAGTATTAACAGATTTGAAATTCTTTGTTGATGATACTATTTGTTACGAAGTAGATACTACGGATTCAATGAATGGAATGTTAATTGAATCTATTAATGTTAGTCATGATGTTGGAACAATAGTTGGATTTTCAATGACTGTCAAAGGTTCTGGCGTCTATAAGAAAACTCTTGCTTAATTAATATTTAAGGGAATGGAAAAATGACCTTAAAAGAATTATTCAATAATACTATTAACGCAGATATATACGAATTGTATATATGGTCTAATTGGTTTTTCAATAAAAAGCAATCGTGTGTAGACTGCGTTAATACGTATAAAGTTTTAGGTCAAGTACCACCATGCCATAGATGTACTCCTGTAAAAAATTTAATCAAAAACCTGGAAAAGGGGAATTTAAATGAGAAAGCTAAACAATAAAAAAATAGTAGGTCAATGGTTCAACTTCCCAGAAGATGAAAGTCTTCGTCTTAAGATTCGCCCCCTTGATATTTTGTCTATGACAAAACCTCCCACTGAAGTATCAACTAATGTTAAAGAAATCTTTGAATGGTTCAATTTTATATTGATTGGTTGGGAGGGGTTTGTTGATGAAGATGGTAATCCGCTTGAATGTAACGAAGAGAATAAGAAGTTAGTTTATATGTATGATCAAGAAGTAGTATCATTTTCAATTGAAAATGATACTACTTCTTGATCATACATATAAACTAACTTCTTATTCTCTTCGTTA